CTCACAAGCTATTATAGATAATTTTTTATCAGGTAATTACCAAACTACAGATTCAACAAATCCTTATCTTGTTCCTGTTACACCTTATACTCCTCCTGCTGATCCAACTATTCCTGATTGTGGAGTATTATTTCCTAATGAAAATAGAATTTATGATCCTTTAACTCAATCTTGTGTAATAGTTCCTGAAGAAGATATGATAGAAACAAATGCTGATGATAACAAAGGTAACATTGAAGGTAAAAGTGTAAATGATGGAATTATAGATGGTTATGAAAGAGTACTAAGTAACAATCCTATAGGAATGAATGGTGGTTTAAACTCTAGGGAAATGATGGCTTTAGAAACAAGACTTATAAAAGAATTTGGACCAGAAATTGGACCAAAAATGGCATCTGGAATGGGATTAATGAATCAAGAATATTTAGGTAGGGGAATACAATATAATCCTATAACTGGAAATTATATAGCAGCTTCTCCAAATGCTGGTCAATTTGCTGGAGACATAAAAAGAGGTTTTGGTGATTTCTTTGGAGGAATTAAAGATTTTGCTACTCAAGGTGGTCTTTTAGGAATGTTATTAAGTTCAAAACAATCTCCAGAACCTAAACCTAATTATTATACAAAAGATTATGTACCTTCAAGATTAAGGGAAGATCCTTCTATTCCACCTGTAATTACTAACGATAATATTGTTATAGAAAATATACCATCTAATAACAATGATAACAAAAATAATAATAGTAAATCACAAGGATCACCTACGCAAAGAAATAAACCTAAAAATACTTTCACAAGAGAATACAATCGAAGCAAACAAGGTAATCCATTTGAAAGATAAAAATAATGTCTGAACAAGATATTCAAAGAAGCAATCAATCTAAAAGAATACTTGAAGATGAGCTATTTATAGAAGCAGTACAAAAAATTCGATCCAACTTAACTCAAGAATGGTTAAACAGCGATCTACAAAATTCAGAACAAAGAGAAAACATTTTCGTTATGAGAAAAATGTTAGAGCTTGTTGTGATGCAACTACAGTCTGTTATGGAAACAGGCAAAATCATAAAAAAATAGGAGTAATATATGGTAGAACAACCAGAAATGGAATCTACAACGGAAACTCAAAATGAATCCGTTGTACCAATACCCAAGTCTCGAGATGTGAACGAGACAGCAGAACACTTGAAAACCTTACTTAATACAGAAGCCTCTAAGACTCAAGAAACTGCAAGTAAAGAATCAACAAAAGAAGTAAGCGACTCGGAAACGAATATCGAAGATGCTTTTGAAGATGACGAACTTATAGATCAAGTTGAAGAAGAAGAAACATCTAATAGTAATGAGGAACTTTATAAACTAACTGTCAATGGACAGGAAGTAGAAGTCACCCTTGATGAACTTAGAAAAGGTTATTCTCGTCAACAGGATTACACTCAGAAAACCGAAAAACTATCGCAAGATAGAAAAAGTGTAGATCAATTAAAAAATGATTTTACTAGGCAATCTGAGGAGGCAAAAATCAAACGAGATCAATACGAGAAACAACTTCAAGTATTATCAGAACAAATAAAATCTAGTGAACAAAAAGTTGATTTAGATAGTCTTTATGAAGATGATCCTGCTGAATATGTAAGAGCGAAAGCAGAACAAGATCGTAGAAAAGATGTTTTAGAATTAGCTAATAAAGAACAAGAAAGAATTAAAGCTGAAAAACAAGAAGAATATAATAGAACATATTCTAATTATCTTGAACAGCAAAGAGAACTTCTTGTTCAAAAATTACCGATCTATTCAAATAAAGAAAAAGGTCCTGAGTTTGTTAAAAACTTAACTAATTTCGCTAAAGAAATTGGATATTCAGACCAAGAAATATCTCAACTTGTAGATCATAGAGCAGTTATGATGTTAGCTAATGCTTATCGTTACGATAAGTTAAAAAAAGCTAATCTTAGTAATAAGAAAATAACAAAAGTATCTAAGGTAGTAAGTTCTTCTGGATATAAAGTTCAAGATGATAGTGATGTTGTGAAGCGTATGAACTCAAAAAAAGCAACTCTCAAGAAAACAGGAAACATTAAAGACGCAGTTTCTATTCTTGAGCAGATGTATTCTCAATAACATATAGAAAAGGACTAAAATGGGACAACCAACTAATACATTCGATACTTACGATGGTGTGAACTCTATAAGAGAAGATTTAGCTGATGTAATTTATAATATTTCACCAACTGAAACTCCTTTTATGAGCAACGCATCAAAAGGCACAGCTACAAATACATTGTATGAGTGGCAAACAGACGCTTTAGCAGAAGTCGCTGTAAACGCACAAATAGAAGGTGACGATTACGCAGGACAAGCTCGTGGAGCAACTGTTAGACTTAACAACAGAACGCAAATCTCATCAAAATCTGTAACAATTTCAGGTACAGATGATGCTGTAGAAAATGCAGGTATGGGAAGTCAAATGGCTTACCAACTAGCTAAGATGGGCAAAGAGTTAAAGCGTGATATGGAAAACGCAATGACAGCTCTTAACACAGCAAAAGTTGTTGGAACTGCTTCTGCTGCTAGAAAAGCTGCATCATTATCTTCATGGTATGGTGGTAACATAGCAGGAACAAGTACTGCTGCTGCAAACTTTTCAGCAAACTCAAACTCAGCTAACCCTGATGGTGCTGGTGGTACTGCCTTTGCTGGTGGAACTAACAGAACCTATACTGAAGTCTTATTAAAAGCTGGTCTTTTAAAAAGTTTCTCTTTAGGAGGAACTCCAGACACAGTATTAATGAGTCCATCACACAAGCAAATTGCTAGTGGATTTAATGGGGTTGCAACGAAGTACAAAGACGCTAGTGATAAAGTATCTATTGGTACAACTGATATTTATGTATCAGATTTTGGCGAAGTTGCCTTTGTTCCAACAAGACACGCAAATGCAAACAGAGTAGATATCCTACAAATGGATATGTTTAGTGTGGACTTTTTAAGACCATTCCAAACAACTGATCTTGCAAAAACTGGTGACTCTGACAAAAAGTTACTCTTAGCTGAGTGGACTCTTTGTGCAAAGCAACCAAACGCATCTTACGGAATATTTAACTTAACTGCATAATTGCAAAATTAAGGACTGGGAGGGTTTTTATGCCCTCCCATTATTAATTAACATAGGAGTAAAAAATGGGAATATTTAAAAATAAAAAACACACATCAAAACTTTATAAAATGGTTGCTAATTCTATTAAATCAGATCAATCAATATCTACTGGTAAAGGAAAAGTTCAATCTAAGCAAACTTCAGCAGGAGATAGAAAATACGATCCAATGCTAAGTTTTACTGGTAATCAGGGTTTAGCTGTTAAAGGTACTATTGACATGATGATAGCAAAAGCAATTAAGTAACATGGAAAAAAAATTCTCTCTTAACGAACCTAATGATGGATCATCAGTTAAAACTAATCTTATTATAGATGAGGCAGAGAATAAATTTCATATTGAAAATTATCAAGATGATGCGTCTATTAAAGAAATATTAGACGCAAATAAAGTTGCACAAAACGAAGGTGCATATAAATCAACAGCTATGGAAAACGAGAAAGGTTATCGTGTAGCTAGACTCCCAAATATTGTTGTACATCAATTAGCTAAAAAAGGCATATTAAATTATGCAGGTAAAGTCTTAGATAAAACTAAATTTTTTAGATGGTTAAATGATTCAGACAATAAACATTTTAGGATTTATACAGGAAATTTATAATGTCAATTACAACATACTCTAATTTAAAAACTACAATAGCATCTTATCTTAATAGAGAAGATTTAACTGCTTATCTAGGAGATTTTATTACTCTTGCAGAAAGTAGAATGAATAGAGAATTAAAAGTTAGAGAAATGGTAATAATAGATACTTCTATTGATACTGTCTCTGGTACACAAAGTTATGCTTTACCAACTGGTTATATAGAAGCCACAACTGTTATTTATCAAAGTAATCCTTTTACAACATTAAGATTTATAGCAAGTACAGATTTTTATAACAAATATAATTCTTCAGAATCTTCAGGAACTCCAAACTTTTTTACAATAGTTGGAACACAAATTTTATTAGGAATGCAACCAGATTCAGCAGCAACATTACAAATTAATTATTATAAAAAATTAACAGCATTATCAGACAGTAATGCGACTAACGATATTCTTACAAACTACCCTGAACTTTATCTTTATGGAGCTTTAGCAGAAAGTTCACCTTTCTTAATGCAAGATGAAAGATTAAATATATGGGCAGGATTGTATAAAGAGGCATTAGGTTCAGCTAATTTAGCATCTTCAAGAGGATCT